CCATTGTCGGACCGCTAACGATTCCACCGTTTGCGAATGCAGTCGCACCGCCACCACCGCCTCCGCCAATTTTTCCGGCTTGTGCTTTTGCGAATGAACCTAATGCAATTAATGCAATACCGGCCGCAACCGCAACGGCCGGATTTAACGATTCTAACGCCTTTTTAATACCTTGAACGCCAACACCTATACTTATAGCTAATTTTCCCAATTGAACGGCCATTCCGCCGACTGTTGTTAAAACAACCTTTGATAAGTTTTGCGCTAAACTTCCTCCGCCGCTAATAGCTTTTCCTAATGCTTCGCCGATTCCTGTCGCTAATTGATTTAATCCGCCGTTTATTATATCAGATAAACCGGCGTTAAATTGCATTGCGTTTTCCATTGCCATTGTCCGTTGTTCTGTCAAAACCGCGTTTTGTTCCGCCATTGCTTCAGGAATTCCGGCCGTATCGGCTTTTATTGCGTTTGTTATTGGCGTCGATATATCGCCACCGCCACCGCTTGTTGTTGTTGCTGCATCAATACCGCCTTCGCCTGTTGGTGTTGCCTCATCGCCACCGCCACCGCTTGAAACAACCGCCACCGGAATTTTTATCGGTGCAATTTGTTTTGATTTTAGCGCTTCATTAAAATTGTCGGCAACACTTGAACCTAAATTTCCGGCTTCAGTTTTAATATTTTCAAATGCGTTTGTAAAATTATCTTTTAAACCATTTGTTAAATTATTAAATCCGCTTTTTATTTTATCTATATCAAAGGTAAAAATTCCCATTATTAAATCGGCGGCACTACCAAAAACCGTTGATATATTTTGACCGAATAATTTAATAATTGTTGATAGTGTAGAAAAAACAAATTTTCCAACCGCTACCAAATTTTTAAATACCATTA